TTGCAAGCCAACGTATGATGTGACGGCATCGACTACAATGTTACTTGATGCTACCGAACCGCCTAACATCATGGACATGATTGCGAAGCATAAGGCTAAACGAGCGGCGTTAGCAAAACTTTAACCAGATTTCAAAACCAAAGCGCAAGGAGCAGCACACAATGGCATTTCAAATGTCGTATCAGAAAGAAGAACTCACTGGAGCATCGCCCGTACCAGCAGGATGGTACACACTACAGATCAAGAACTTCCGTCCGAGGGCATCAAAGGATGGAGAGTCTGTGTCACTGAACGCCGAGCTTGCTATCATCAATAACGCAGAGTATGATGGCCGCAGGATTTTCGCTGGCCTTAATTCTAAGGCTGGTTTCATTATCCTCGACTTCGTTCATGCTACCGGTTTGCCGATGGAAGAAGTACAGGATGAGTTTGCTGGAACTGAAAAAGCTCACCTGACACTACCGGGGTTCTTTGAAGGTTCCGACACACATCCTGATGATCCTTCACAGTGGAAGTATCAAGGGCCGCTCTTGAACAAGACAATGGAAGTTGAGCTTGCGGAGACGGAGTATCAGGGTAAGAAGCGTAATGAAGTACGGCAGTTCAAATGCGCCGTGCCGGGTTGTACGGATAAGCATAGCACGAACCTAATCAAGAACTAACACAGAAAGAGCGCGACTTCTACGGAGGTCGCCTCTTTTTCTCTAAGCTCTTGAGGGGGAGCTTAGAGAAAAGGAGAATAAGAATGAGCTACCATGATCTAAGTGAATGTACCCTTTCGCCACAAGAACGCTTAGAAGAAGCTGTCCGTATTATGGACATGCTTGAGAATTCATCTGAGCTAAGAGACAATGAACGTGGGATGATGGATAATGTTGTTAAGTATCAAACTTGTTCAGTAAAACAACTGTTTTGGTTTCGTGATATCAAGGATCGTGTGCTATAATGCCTTTCATTTCGCCTAGAGGTACGCCAACTTCGAGAATCTGGGTTATCCTATCAAAACCCTACGGCTCTGACAAAGGCACACTCTTCTCAGGAGGAATGGGTCATGTTTTCTTTAAGATGTTACAAGAAGCTGGTATCGCTCAGTCAGATTGTTATTTTACCTCTCGTTCGCCCAATACTGACGACGCTCATGCTTGCGTCAATCTTGATGCTGAGTTAGCCCATCATACTCCTCCGATAATTCTCGTTCTAGGAGACGTGGCGGGTTGGTTTTTGCCAGAGTTACGCGAGCCGAAGCTAATGACTACAAGCGCAGGGCAGTTGCAGAAATATGCTGGCTCTTTGCTGTCGGCGCCGTCACTCTCATATCCACATTACATGATTCCGATCTACGGTTCCGAAAGATGCGTGGCCGATTGGACAGAGCGGAACATTACTACCTATGTGGACTTACAGAAAGTCCGCGATGAGTTTAAGTATTGGCAAAAGCATGGCACACTTCAACCTCTTCCAGAACGTGTAATGAAGTATCAAGATATGGATACGGATGAGCTACTCTCTTATCTTGATCGCTTCCGTAATGCTAAGATTCTCTCAGATGATATTGAAAATCCTACGTACCGAAGTGCCAAGTACTCTCCGCACCCAGGGTATCCACTGTTAATGGGTCTTGCTGACTCAAGTACGTTTGGGATTAGTTTTAAACTCTTTCGTGATAAGCCAAGCGAAAACAGAGAACTCTGGAGAAGACTTGATGATCTCTATTACAATGTTCCGATTCTCTTGGGTCAGAACTTCTTTAACTATGATGCACTGTTTCATAACATGCTGGGGTTTAGGATACGACTTGAGAGAGTCCAAGATACTTTGCTGCGCCATCATATCTTGTGGCCGGAGCTGAGTCATAAGTTACAGTTTATGACCAGACAGTATACTCGTGAGCCATACTATAAGGATGAGAGTCACCATTGGACACTTAAATATATGGATAGATTTCGTAGATATAATTGTCTGGATGCTTGTATTACAAGAGAGATCTACGATGCCCAAGAACTTGAGTTTAACGAACGGCCACACTTGAGGTGATAACCATTGAGAAGGACTCACATACGTTACGATGTCATTGACAAAGGCTATACGACACCCTGTTGGATTTGGCAAGGATGTACTCGTGAAGGCTACGGAATGAAACAGAATTTAACTGGTGGGCCTAGTAAAATGATGCAAGCTCATGTTTATTATTATGAACTTGCAAAAGGAAAAGTACCTGCTGGTTTAATACTAGATCATCTCTGTAATCAAAGAGCTTGTGTTAATCCAGACCATCTTGAGCCAAAGACTCATAAGGCTAACATACGAAGAGGTAAAGTTCCTGTTGTAACAAAAGAAATAGCTGCCAAGATCAAGGAGTTATATTCCACAGGAAAGTGGCAGCAAAGCTGTCTTGCGGCAGCGTTCAAAATCTCACAACCAACAGTGTCTCAAATTATAAGAGGCATAACTTGGAATTGAAGAATTTAACCAACGTCCACAGTTACGATAGGAGAATCAATGAACAAGCATCTGACAAAAATTCGTGAAATCTGTGCGTTTCTTCGGCAACTTGTGCCGATTTGCTATCTTTCGGTACTACAGCATAGGCTGGATGAGATTGTTGCAGAAGTTGATGCTATCAAAGTGATTCTGGAAAGAGAGGGTTTGTAATGATTACTCCTAAGTTACTAACCTCAGCACAGATCAAAGCTATGAATCGCTTTCTCAAGAATCGTATGATTGCTTGGGGTGATATAACTTTAAGTAACGAGGCTGCTAATAGATTGGCATTACTTTGTCAAATTGAACCGATAAATCTTTCTTATGTACTTAGCAGAGATTCAGAGGCGATATCTTGTAGAACAGCTTTGGGATGGTATGTGACATTTCATCGCTTTGAACAAGGAATAGAACAAACCAATTATTTCGCACTAGAATATGAAGCATGGAATGACGCTGCCAATCGTCTAAGAATGGTTGAGAATGACTGATCGAGTAACTAACACCTACGAACACGCTCTTCAGGCTGCCTACTATGACATAGGCAACCGTGGCATCTGCGTCAACACAGCACGAATCGCAGAGGCTAAAGCCATCGTCAAAGCTGAAGTGGCAAGACAATTAGCAATAGCTTCTTCACAATGGCAAACAAAGGTTTTTGTCGGCGCGGCTAATGCTCCAGATGAAGCTGTCAAAGGTCTTAACGCTGGCAGCGCAATCAATATCAATGCGACACAGGGTAAGTTTGCACTTTTGACAGGACTCAAAACTCTCGGCTACGAAGTTGTCAAGATCACAAAGAAAAACTCTGAGGGAGATTATGAACAAAACTATTCAACCGGAGAACTCGCATTACAAAAGATGCTCTCAAAGAATCAGTTTGCGTATCCCGGAGGAGATCCGGCAATCAAAGCAATACTTAAAATTAGAGAACTTGGTAAACTCTACTCCTCTTACCTTAACGCTAGACTTCTCTTTCGAGAAGGAGAAAGTTTCTTTCTTAGTAACTATAATGTCGCCGGAACGCTTACAGGTCGTAGATCGTCCAGAAGACATACGTTTGGTTTTGGAAACAATGCTCAAAATTTCCCCAAACATTCAGACGTGGCGTCGATGTATAGACGATGTCTTGTCGCACGTCCCGGAAATATCTTCTTGATGGTCGATCAGATCAGTGCCGAAGATTGGCCTGTGAGTGCGTTGTCAGAGAATCACCAAGCACTCAAGGAGCTACGAGATGATACTGACGTTTACGGTCGGCACACTCGACTCGCATCTATCATATTTAACATTCCACTCAATGCAAAAACTCCCGGAGAGTGGAAAGATTCAATGGAACGGTATCTTGGCAAGAAAACTCGTCATGCCAGCAACTATGACATGAAAGCTGGTCGTATGAGTGATGCACTGGCGCAGGAAGGCTTTAGTTTTAGCGAGAGCGATTGTAGTACGCTTCTCAAGAAAGTCGCTGCTCATGATCCTTCTGTGCAGAAGATTTTTCATCAGTACGTCAAAGACACAATTTCCAAAACACACATGCTAGTAACTCCCTTTGGGAGAGAACGTCAGTTCTTAGGAGCGAGACCAAATGACAGCAACTCAAGTGTCTTCAAAGAAGCTTATGCTTACATACCTCAATCAACTGTCGGTGACAATACCGGAATGGCAATCCTTGCTATGGAAACTAAGTATCCTGTCGGCGAAAGATTCGTGGTCCAAGAAGGACATGATAGCATTGTCCAGGATGTACCTTCAGATATCGAAACAGTTTACAGATATCTCCTACGAGTTGGAGAGAGTTTTAAGCGCAGCATTACCTTCCATAACGGAATTACTGTTGAAATCCCCATTGAAGCAGAAGTTGGGTATGACTTCCAGACAACAGTTAAGATCAAAGAAGTAACTCGTGCTGGAGTCGCGGCGGCGATCGAGAAGCTCAAGGACAAATTAGCGGCAATAGAACCGAAACAAGTTCTAATCACAGCATAAGAAAGAGCTTCTAGCATGAGCAGGGTTCTAAAGAAGCCGTTCCATGAAAGTTTCATTGACTGTGTCAGTCCTCATACTGATATTCCTGATACGTTTATCATCTGGTCGGCGCTCTCTCTTGTTGGAGCGGCGCTCAAAAACAATGTATACTTTCAGATTGGTACGTACACACTGTATCCGAATATGTTCATAGTACTTGTTGGACCTCCTGGCGTTGGTAAAGGAGCTTCGATGAACATTTTAGAACAGATGATTATTGATACTAAACCAAATCAGGTAGTCAATACGCTGTCTGATCGTATTACAGCAGAACGTATCATCGAGCGTATCTCAGACGGCTGGAGTACAGCGCCGCAGCTAAAGAACATGCAACTTGTACTAGGTAAGAATGACCACAATTGCTTGCTCTTTAGTTCTGAGATTCGTGTCTTACTTGGAGCATCAGATTGGATGCTTGAGTTTCTCGAAGAAGCATGGAGCAAAACGACTTATGAATATCAAACTAAGAACAAAGGAAACGTGGCAATTGACAATATGTGCTGCTCGCTACTAGCTGCTTCTGTTCCTGATTTCCTTCGCAATGTCAATCGAGAAGCTCATATGGTCATTACAGGGGGGTTTTCAAGCAGATGCCTCTTTATCTACGCAGAAAATCCGTCTAAAGACTTACCATTCCCGGAGCCGCTTAAAAAGAACGTAAAGTCCAAAGCTCTCTATGATAATCTTGTTCTTGATCTCCAAGAAATAGGCACTCTTCGTGGAGAGTTTGTCATAGACACTGGCGCACGATTACGCTTTGAGACTTTCTTACGTCTCAATCGCGCTGCCTCGTCAAAGGATGACTCCGAGGCTGTAGCAAATTTTCGAGCTAGAATAAAAGCTCATATTCTGAAGTTAGCTATGATTTTTAGTGTCTCTCGTGATAATTCTCTTCACATCTCTGATATGGATATGGTCAATGCTATAGCAGAGATACAAAAAATTCTTGCAAGTTTGTCAAAGCTTTTCCGCGGCGCTGGAGAAGGAATGGATGCCGCAGTAACGGCACGAGTACAGGATTTTATTGAGAAGTACGGCAGAGTCTCGAAGAAAGAGATTTTCAAAGCGTTACACAGACACTTAAACTCTCCCGAAACTCTCGATAGAATTCTTTACGTTCTTGAAGCCATAGGTTATTGTACTGTGGTGAACTCAAACAAAATGACGTTTTATCAACCTGTAGTGAGGAAGGTAGGTCCATGATGGCGATCTATAGCATACCAAAGTCAAATAAATCCGTGAACGTGGCACCAGAGGAGCCACAGAAACCAGATGCTCCGAATTTTTTGGCGCTAAGACGCCTTGAACTAGAAGCAGAAGACGCTGCCGATATAGCACTAAAGTCTGCCAGCGAAATCGTACTCGATGGTTCTAACAAGGTTACTATTCCAGGTTATGCTTATACATTCGAAGCTCTAGGTGAGCGGATACTCGTTAGTTTAGATATTCCACTCTCAGGCTATGAGTGTAAGACTTGTCTAGGCAGAAAGCGTATTAAGCGTCAGTGTGAGTGTGTAACGTGTGGAAGAGCAGGAAAAAAGTACACACTGGAACAAATAGAAGACATTCGTAAAACTCTTGGAGACTCTGTGGCAGATGCTCGTACTGAGATTATCTGTCCAGAGTGCGGTGGTGATCCTGACAGTGTTGCCACAGATGAAGTCTGTCCAGAGTGTAACGGCGTTGGCGGCAAAGTTTGGATTCCACGTTCAGCAAAAGAATTCCCTACCACCGGTGTCGTAGTCTCGATGGGTTCTGTAGCAAGAGAGAAAGCTGAATTTAAGATCGGTGATCGTATTCTCTTTGGTTTCCAAGCAGGAACAATGATTCCAAACAAGGCTGGATTACCGTTTAAATACATGGACTATTACAACGGCGCGATTAAGATTGAAGGTGCCGAAGCTATGGCAGCCTTTGATTTTGTGTTGTCGGCAGTCTAAGAAAGGAGGTGTCATGCCACTTGAAGAAGGGAGTTCAAAAAAAGTAATCTCAGATAATATTAAAACTGAGATGCACGCTGGTAAACCACAAAAACAAGCTGTCGCTATTGCAATGAGTGAAGCTGGTAAAAGAAGACAGAAGAGAAAGAAGACTCAGAAAAAGAAATACTCGTAGCATAAGAAAGTCCCACTCTAGAGAACATTCTAGAGTGGGGACTTCTTGTTTGTGCTCCCCCGGTACTACCTCAGCGCGTCCGTGTTCCGGCTGCTAGTTGCCGTCGATGAGGGAAAGGCGGCTCGACGCGCTCTCTGTCTAGTCTGTGCATGTATACGCAAAAACCATAGCTGTGCTCGCCGGAGGAGCAGTGACCAATTGCGCGTTAAGAAGATCTGTGCTGCTAGATCCGCCCGAGAGCCACTGATAAATTCCTGTGCCGATGGAATTTCCCGTTATTGTGCAGTTAGCAAAGTTGGGCCGATTGGTTCCCCCATCTACAACATAGACCATTGCTGTTCCGGTGGAACCCGTAGGACTCGTTCCAGTCGTAAACAGGACAGTCCCTCCAGATTGGTTACAAACATTACTCGATTGGCATACGGCAGTTGCCCCGGTTCCCGCGCCCGATTGCACTGCGAATGTTACAGATCCTGTGCCCGTCCAAATTGGGCCTTTCACAATGCCCGTAAAGGTCGGTGCGACGAGGGGCGCCCCTCCTAGATTCGCTAGCGCCGTAGCTGCCGTAGTTGCTCCTGTTCCACCATTAGCTATTCCTACTGTGCCAGTAACAGCCGGGGCCGTATATGCTCCTGCCCCATTCAGATAGGTGGTCGCGCTGCCGCCTGTTGTCAGAGTCACTCCGTTGGTTGTTCCTGCACGATTGCTGCTCGATGCAATCTCGTGCCACGCATTATCATAGGCGGAATAAGAAAGAGTCACAAATTCATTTGTCGGTATCGCCTCGCTCGTCGCGCCTCCCATCAGTTTGATGCCGTTCGGAGACGCTCCGCCTGTTTGAAGAACTGAAGGCCCATACTGAGCTGAGTAGATTTTTAGCAAGCGTCCATCGTACCCTCCTGTGATGGTGGTTATAGGCGTACCAGCCTGTACATCGTAAAGTCTAATGATGTCTCGATTGTTGGGTTGCAGCGGCAGGATACCTCCCGTTATGACATCTACAAATGTTGAAGTTTCTCCTGTCGGGGCCGTTGTGGAAACCGGGTTGTCGCCTTCGTTGCCGCTGGCGTCGATAATCGTCACCTGCTGACTGAAGTTAGAGCCAATATGGATGTTGCTCTGATTACTCAGTGAGTTGATATAGATGTTCGGCGTTCGATTCCCGCTAATTTCTCCTGTGCTTTGACCCGCATCATCATAGATACTATAGATGGTTGTCGAGTCGTTGAAGATATTATCATTGACGTTAAAATTTGTGGCGTAAAGGCCGGTAGCTCGAATGTCGGCATTGGTAACTCCAGACGGACAATTTCCTTCAAAGTAGCCTAATTTGATGGTCACTGCCGCTTGATTCTGTAGATATATGCCAGCGCAGTTCGTTGCTATCCCTGCACCGTTGCCTTCAATGTCCATCTGGTCAAATTTAAGAGCCATAGACCCTCCGTAGGTCGAACCGGCAATCAAACCCACGCCGTAATTGCCATTGTTATTAAACGAGTCTCGTTCCCAAGCACTGTCATGTATAGTGTTGGAAGTTCCGTTGCATGTGGCTGTGGTACCCGTGCAGCCCGTGGTGCTTGTGTTTGACAAAAAGCCATCATTGCTATCGGAGCTTTCATAAATATCCGTGTACTTACAAATGATGCACCGGCCCACCACATGTATGCCATTAACAAATGATCCTTGAATGTTTATATTTTCTATGTCATCTCGATCCGCAATCCAATTCATATCAACTCGGCTTTGGAGTTCGATAGCGTCGTTCGTTCCCGTGCCAGGACTGTTGACGGTCAAGTCTTTGATTGCAAAATCATTGATAACTGTTGCCGCTTGCACGGTATCTGACTGTAGAGCATAAGGCGTGCTGCACGCAGGTTCCGTGATCGTAAACTGCGTTGCTGTGGCTGTCCGAATATAGTAGCCAACATAGCCTGTCGTGGCAAACAGCTTCATGCAAGAAGACGCAGGAGAAGTCAAGAATGGCCCGGTAAAGGCTATGAACTGCGTGCCTCCACCGATAAAGTTGTTATTAGACGTGAATGTTACCACGCCACCGGAGCCAACCGAGTATCCCGTCACATACGACAAGATTCTCCGGCCCAATGCGGGTTTTGTCGTGTCTAACGGCTCTACCGTCACGCAAGACTTGGCGGCGCCTTCAACCTCAACTCCTGTCGATGGTTGAAAGTTATCAAGATAAGTTCCACATGGAAGAAAGATCTCCCCGGTAGGATACCCATTAGTGACAAGCTGTGCGTAAGCGGCAGTGATTGTGCCGGTGCCTGGAACTGCCGCAACGACAGAATCTAGCGAAGTGATATGCTGATCTAACGGCAGGAAGGAAGAGACGCCGCCTAGGTTAGCAAGTGCCACGGGTGCTGTAGTTGCGCCCGTGCCGCCGTTCGCAATTGTGATTGGTGTAGTAAGCGTATTTCCTGTAACACAACCCCATGCACTACCGCTATAACCTCTATAACAAGAATCGGTGACATTGTAATAGATGTTACCTGGTACAAGTTGTAGAATTGCCTCTACGTCAGCATAACCGTAGTTTCCTATGACAGCAGAGAAGCGCGGTACTGGAATAGTGGCCGTGACTTGTGAGGATATATTCATACTTGGACCCGAAGCAGGAAGAACTAATATCCCACATTTAGAAGTAGAGAAGGGACATATAGTATATTGCCAAGAACTTCCAGCTGGAGTTACTTGGGTATTATCGTAGACTGAAACAGAAAAAGTTCCTTCTGAGCCTAGAGAAATTGGTCTTTGATTTACAACAGCCATTGATAATGGCGCACCGTTTAACCTATAAACGCTAAGATTTGGCTGCGCTGGGTTAGGAACAAACTGTACTGTAACAGTCCCGTCGAACCATGTTATGTTGTCTGAGTCGGTTACTGTGGCAGTTACCGTAGTAGTCTGTGCAAAAGAAATGCCACTCACAAAGAGTAGCATTCCAAGGAAAGCAAGATACTTCTTCATACTTCCTCCTAGAGCCAGCCATTAGTCTCAAGAAACTGATAACGCTTGAGAGTTGATTTGTTGATATCGGTACGATACTGCATGTTTGGAATGTTGATTTTATTGAGCGCTTTATCACACTCAGCTGCGGCTTCCTCAATAGAATCGCCAATGCCAATAGGTGCACAAACGTAACCATAGTTACCACTGGTAACGAGAGACTTCTTATCTTTAGCGAGCTTCACGTCGTACATATACGTGTGTGTAAGTTGCTCAAGATCCTCTGGATCAAGTCCCTCAATAGGAACATCCTTGGCTTTAGAAACTCGAATCTCAGTAGGATACGGCGGTATCGAAAGCGTTACCGACATTCCAAACGGCGCCCGCCATTTAATCTGAGGTATCTGAAATGAGGCCACACGTTGCAGCATCTCGCCAAAACCTGAACCATACATAGTGGCGATAGTAGTATCGGCGAGGTAGCCGAATCGCGGCGTCCACTCTAGGCCATAAGCTGTATCCATTGTCACAATGGTATTAAGATCAATCATTCCAGTGAAACAATTTGCACGCAGAAAAGGTATAATTTTCTTTAAGCCCTCACGATAGAGCTTAGATTCTTCTGAGATAGCGAAGACCAAATTACCAGAACATCCTGTATTCGGTCCCTTACCTTCATTCATGAACTTTTTTTCTTCGAGTGTACAAGTAAGCATATAGAAATCCGCGCCATTGAAATACCCCATCACCGAGGCTTCCGTACCCTTGACGAACTCTTGTAGAATGAATGGCTGATTCTTCGATAGCGCGTATAATCTGTCGATGACTTTGAGCATGTCCAGTGCATCCTTAGCAACATACGTCAGCGCCTTATCATCGTTTCCACCTGGACCCTCGTAGGGTTTGTAGACATAGCGTTTCCCTTCTTTTTTTATGTGCGCCTTCCCTTCTGAGGCTGTAGCAAACTCCTGATACGGTGGCACCACAATCTTCGCTTGTTCCATTGCTTCCAAACCGAATTTCCTATCATCCTCCAAGGCTTCTTCAAAACTGCCATCTCCTAGTGTGGGCGCCTCCATTCTTGAAGCATCCGCTTGCTTTGGTTTGCCGGTGAGATCAAACAAGGACAAATTATACCCTTTATACGATGGGTATCCATATCCTTGCACCGTGCGTCTATGATCCAGCGATAGCTTCTTGGGGGGTGGAATTAACCCCCCAAGAACATCCTCATAATACTCTGGCTTAGACAAAAAGTAGTCTACATCATGACCTTCCGCAAGGAGGCGTAAGATAAACCACGCGCCCATGCCAGAAAAAGAGGACATTGCTATCTTCATTGCTAGTTACCTTCTTCGTCAAGAATTTTACCAAGTTTACAAACGTGAACTTGAGAACTGAGTGTCTGCTTTTCAATCCTATCGTCAAAAACTTTCTCAAGGTCAACTGTAGCTGACCTCCCATCGTTTGCTTCAAGAGGAATTCTTACAGTAATCCTCTTATTCGCAAAGTTAATGTACACATAATGCGCACAAGTTGTGGTTGTAAGTTCAATTCCATCTTGATGAACTTCACTTTCGTTTCTGAGCCTAACTTTCGTAAAATCAATCATTTTCCTGCTCCTTTGTTTTTACTGGTATTACTTGTTATTCTTTCCAGCATGATCTGCTTTTTGGTTTTCATGTGGCTTCTTGCTATGACCGCTACCACAGCCTTTGGCTTGCGAACCACTGGCTTGCACACGTTCCTGCATCGCCTTGGCTTCTTTGAGTGAGAGTGCTGCACTTTGACCGCTCATGGATTCCTCCTTTCTTAGAATTCCCAAGTAGTATCTTCCCTGTGTCTGGAAGGTCGTCTTGGACGAACAGGTTTTTTAGCTTGTCCAATCTTTTGTTCTGCTGGAGTTTTTACAAACTGATGCGCCAAGATATTACCAGCAAGGGGTATTGTATCCTCCAATATATCACGTACCACAGGAGCTGCATTGTATTTGCCCATACTGTTTGTACGTGTAACCATGTTGAATACATCCTCTCCGGCACGAAACGGCGTTCCGATCGTCGGACCCATTAAAGAATAAGCTAGGCGATTTCCGTGAGCGGCTCCAATATAGTTTGTATATACTCCAAAAGACGCATACATGGACATTAGAGAGATGTATTCACGCACAGTCGCAGGAATGTTACCAGAACCAAGCTGAGCATAATCTTGCTTTGCGGAATCAATTGCTTGCTTCGCATTCAGTGTGCGTCCATAGATTTCTACAGACTTCATCATAGGAGCGACAGCAGGCCATAAAGCTCCAACAGTTCCTGCAAACTGTGCCAAGCCTACGTAATCACCTGCTTCCCACATTTTAGTAAGTTCACGTCTCAAGAAACGAGATTGAGCGTTTACGAAAGTATGATACATTGTTGCAGAGCGCATTACCATATTAGAATTACTCTTGAGAGCTTGCTCTACTGTCTTATCCATGAAAAAACGATTATTTACAAAGTGAAACACTCCCGTACGAAGTTGTTCTTCATTAAGTTTTCCACCTTGTCTGATTACTTCTTCTGGATTGATACCCATTTCTTTGAGGTTAGCTATTGCAATCTTAGAACCCCTTAATGCTTGCGATGCCCAATTATGAGAAGCGCACCATCCTACAGAAGCCGCATATGAAAGTTGCTTCGAGCGCACAAAACTAAAAAAAGGCATGTGATAAGATTTGAAGAAGATCTGACCTGCTGTAGGACTTCCGGTTAACTTGGCAGTTGTACCAGAACCACCACGCATGGCACGATCCATGAAATCATGATCTGTGTAAGCTAAAATATTAGTAGAGTCAAGAAACGCCTTAAACTCAGGGTCACTCATGTGAAGCATACCTTCAACAAGACGCGGCGCTGGTATAGAAGCAAGGTTTCCAACCGTAGAAATATGCTTAAATGCCACCTGAGTCAGCTGAACTACCCTCATCACACCTTGTATACGACTCTCGATTCCTAGTTTATCTGGTGGCGTATACGTAGACGAGGTGTCAAAAGGCTTGAGCAAATCACTCTTATCCAGCTTCTCACCTTTAGCAAAACTTTGTAGCTTTACAAGTTTATTTCTGCGATTGATCTCTACTGCAATAGCTAATTTTGAACTAGAAGCTGGCCTAACTCCGCCACCTTCTCTATGATTCACAGTGTCTCGAACTTCATTCGAGATCAAATTCATTGCACCTCTAGCCCAAGACTCTTGAACAGGATCTTTACTTTCAAGAAGAGGCATTATATAAGGCATGACGTGTTGCATTTTTGGACCAAAAGCTACAGCAGCTCCTTGTACTCTGGCTTGTTGGATATTTTGATTTTTTATCTGCATTAAAGAGCGATCTTCGTTACCTGCTTCACGTGCCATGAGTTGTACTAAAGGACCATTAGAACTTGCGAGAGGATGGTTTAATCTCTGCGCTTCGGCATGAACGTCGCGCAGCGAACTATTTAGACCGATCTTATTACGTAACTCTGGATGCGCTAATACTTGTTTTTGAATCGAATCTACAGGAGCATCTAATCTTGTAAGCGCCGCGGCTCGCTCTGTTTGAAAAGTCATATGCAATTGTTGGAGTCTCTCACCAAACGCACCGCCTACTCTAAAGTAAGCATCCTTAGCACCCACGGTATCGTTAAGATGAATCTCCATCTTGCTGATAGATTCTTCCGCAGAAGGAGCAACTGCTCGTGCTACTGTACGTCCCAGATCGCCAAGAAGTGATCCAATTCCCATATCAATACTCCCACTTTGCAAGTTTGCCCTTAGAAAGTTTTACCAAAAGATCGTCGATTTCACTTTGCTTCCCGAGTCTCTCAGCATGTTGGCCTCCCGCAAAAGCCTTAGCGCGATCACCAGCAAGTATATTATACGCAGTTAAAGCTTGCTTGCGTTCAGCTGGCTTACCACTGAACATATCTGTGATAAGTTTACGTTCTTGGATTATTGTTTCCTTGTGTAACTGCGCTTGTTCCGTAGTTATCGCATCTGGAGAATCAAAAGCAGAACGATAGAAGTTTCCAACTTCGCCTTTGATATTTGGCACTTTGAATTTTTCAGTTTGTAGCAGCTCATCCATCTGAGCTAAGACTCCATGAGCATAGCGTTGTAGATCATCATCACCAAAATTACGAGTTTTACCTTGCCAATCCTGTACTCTTGAGGCACTTGCAAAATCATCTTCTAACCTTTTTCTAAAGATCGGTGGCATACGATCTCTAAAATTATACATAAAAGCCAGAAAATTAGGATTCTCAGAACCTTTTCCTGCTACGTGCTCAGTCTCAAACAATGAAATTCCTGCCTTTTTTAGAGACTCAGGATAGAAAAAATCATGTAAATCTTGCTGAAAATCATGCTCAGAAAGTCCTTTAAGCCATTCTGCGGTTCCTAGACCTTCAGCTTTGGCTTTCTTAGCTGCATAGACATTCCAATCAGTCGAGATTGAAACAGAACGACCTCCTTTATTAGATGTACGTGTTTTAAGTGTCATAGCATCTCTATTACGTCGTCTCGCAGCTTCTTCTTTTATGATAGCGCCCCGTCGTGCGGCTATATCAAGCGCATCATCAATAGGTTTTTGTCCGACTTCTTTAGAAGCTCTTGCAGCTGCTTGTTTGTTACTTTGTACATAAGCATCCTTTCCTACATCTTTTACAACCTGTTGTCCTTGTGGCGTCTCCATTGCTCGCTTGATCTGTTGTTCTACTTCTGAAGTCTCTGCCTTAGTAAGATTCTCCGCGTGTTTAAGAAGCTCTCCAAACTTCGCAGAAAGATCCGCTCTTCCTTCTGGAGAAAGTGTAGATAATTTTCTATCCCCAAGAGTTGCTCTGAGCCACGCAGATATTTTAAAAGTAGGATTCCAATACGCTGGGTTTCCTTCATGTACGCTTCTGATATGCTCGTTAAGTTCCTCGTGTGAAAGATTCTCAGTCTCAGCTACATGCTTAAAAGCTGAACCTAATACATCCATCAATAAAGGTCTACCGCCAGCCAGAGAGACTCCTTTTATTGCCTGCTGCACTTCTGGCGCAAGTTTATCAGCGTCGCCATGTATCCAACCTTTTTGAGCCGCTTCTGCTTTTTCAGCAAGCTGACCTAGTTCCGAAGTACGACTTGCAGAGGTAACTTCTGATAACTTAACCTTGCCAAACTTAGTGTGAAAGATAGTCCCAAGAATAGCTTGTTGAATCGCCCCTTGGATCATTAACTGATTTTTATCGCCGTCGTCAGCCATAGTATAACCATACATAGCTCCTTCAGAACCATTTATCAATAGTTTAAGAGCTGTCTTACCACGCTCAGACTGAGAAAGTAACTTCGTAAGTGGCACAGCTGCGGTTTCTCCTGTTGCGCCTGCGATAATACCTTCTGTCAACTTCCCAGAACCTCTAAAAAAAGGAAGCAACATTGCTTGCTCTGCGCTCCACGAGCGCGCTCTTTCTCCCCATGTAGTATCTGGATTAATATCATGCCAAAACTTATCGTGTGAAATTGCTGTTTCCAGCGAGCGTAGTACATTACCTACAACAGGCATAGCGCGTGCATTTTTGTCGAAAGTTTTGTAGATTCCCTTTGAAGCCATCTCTGAATGATCGCCAGAACCATCTGGAGACATATCATCATCAGTACCAGCTTGCCAGTCTGCTTTTACCATGTGACCCAAACCAGCAAGAATAACTATTCCTGTTCGCGCTGAGTTTTCTAAGTCTTCGAAACCTGCGTACAAGCCATGCCGCCAGTGTGAGTCATAAGCATCATCCATGTTCCATTTCAAAGCACTTGTATACGCATTGTCAATCCAGTTTTGTCTATCGGGTATCTCAGAGCCATGCGCTTTACTAAGTTCTCCATAAAACGGAGCTATTATCTTATCGTAGTAATTACCTGCTGCCTCAAGTCTCTGTGCAGGTGTGGCACTCTGTGACTCTTTTGAAGACGCCATCACTTTCCATCTTTGCAGGATATTGTTTGACGCATCGTAAGGTTCTAGATTGAAAGGATTTGTATTCAAGTCTTTCAGAACGCTAAGTTTCTGTGTTCTCTCCATTGAGGATATCGAGTCATACTTTGTCGCTTCACGCTGTGCCGCTCTCGCATCAGCAGCAGCATGCACATTAAATGAAGTTGGCACAACTCCACTAGAGTCTCGCCGAGGTGGCATCTCCGCTAGAGGACTACCTAACTGTCTCGATCGGTTGACTAGGGGGGGCTTTGAACCAGTCTGTGAAGCTGTTCCCTGTTCCTGGGGCTGTGGTAGTGACACTTGGAGTACCTCCTTCTGCTGGTTTGGGTTTAGTTATTGCTGGAATAGGTACCACTCCAACTTGAAGCAACTTGTAGTTAAACTTATCAAGAGAATCATCAGCTTGATCTTGAATTCCTGCTAGATCATCAGTGGCTTGCTCATAGGAAGCATTTGCCTTCTCGTATGCAGGAGTACCTGAAGTAAGTGCTGCTAGGTTATTCTCCATAGCATCAACTCGTGCTTGAGCTGCTTCCATCCTTCCATCCCACTCTCGCGCACTTTGTTCCGCTGCATTTTGAACAAGTGTAGGATCAGCATTTCGCATATTCAAAACTTTCTGCTCACGCTGCACGGCTAAGTCAGATGAGTAATTTGCCAGTCTGCGAGCTTTTTGCTCCTCTAAACCAAGTAGAGATTTTCTATCTTCAAGGCGCTGCCTTCTTTGTTCGTCTCTTGCTACAATTTCTTCGTGTTGTTTCTGTAATTGAGTCTGCTGCTGAAGTAGTGCAATTTCTCGCGGTGTTTGCGCTTTGTATGCTTCGACTAGAGCTTTTTCTTGAGCCTGTTGCTGCGCAAGTTGCGCTTGTGCCATCTGATTAGGCGCCAGCGTCTGAGGCTGAGACTTAGCAAATGCCGCGCCAAAATTCTGTGCACCTTTTGGATTATTCTCGGCAGCGAACTTCTGCTTCGCTGCCTTAGCTGCTTCTATCTTTTCTCTGATACCTTTAGCATTCTTGATTGCCGCTTGCACAGCAGCGTGTTCTTCGGTCTTATTATTAGAAGGATCAATATAATCAATATTGAGTCCTTTTGCCAGAGCCTTTCTCAACTTAGGATCAGAAGTTATACCATCTCTTACTTTGGTATTCTGATCAATAAGTTGCTGAGCTTTCTGCGCTGTAGCGTTATCGCCGATAGCTGTAGCAGAATCATGCTGTTGTTGAGCTTCATCTATTGCTGCCTGCGCTGTGAAGAGTTTGGTCGCTGCATCTGTAAGATGAGTCCGCTTCTGCTCTTTCTCCGCCGTGATAACTTTACTCACAGCATTTCCAGCGGAGTTAATCATATTAGAGATAGCCTCACCTTTACTACGAGGTCGCTCATAGGGAGTCTGATTTTGAGGAGCTTCGCCGATAGGTTTTGTTAGTGCCGATGGAATTTGACCTACATGTGAACCACTCACAGGAGTGATCGCCTCGCGCATAAGTCTCTGCTGCATTGCTGCGTCACTCTGAATCTGCTGTAATCGTGCTCCGATATCAACTCCATCGTTACTTGCTCCACTATTACCTACAGAGGTAGGTACAGTACCAATCGACGTAGTTTCTGTTGGACCCATCTTATCCTCCTTAAATTATGCCAGCTTTGATAGATGCGCCTGCAATACTACCAGCCGCTCCAATAGCACTGCCGGCGATTTCCCACGGCATCATAGATTGTTCTGCTGTGTAGTTCTCTGCCGGAGATTCCATACCTTGAATCATGTTCTCTTCCATCTGCTCACCAGATTCAGTCAGGTTAGCACTCTCACCAGCAATAGAGGCTGTTTCTTGAGCTTGAAGATTTGCATCAGCGATGCCAGCTACACTAGAATTAGCTGATACTCCACCAGCGCCAAGTGCCGCATTAGTTTGAGCTTGCGCAGTAGCCATTTGCGGTTGGAGGGACTTAACATAATCCTGCAAAACCACAGAATTAGTTCCACTAACCGAACCGAGAAAACCACTGATATCTCCACCAACACCGCCACCAAAAATGTTATTAAGTTCTGCTCCAGAAGCTTCAGTACTTGCAGCTGGTACAGTTCCTGTAGCAGTAGTAGCGGGTACAAGCGGATTGGCGGTCGATGCTCCTGTTGTGGATGCAAGTGTAGAAGTTGCTCCGGGAAGTGCCTGCATCGCCGTTCCTGTTTTCACACTTCCAGATGTTGGCGTTGTCTGGTTATTTCCTGCCGGATTCGAGTACGGAACCATGCTATTTGTGGCCATCTTACACACTCCCCATTCTCAGGCGCATCCGCCTTGTAGTTGTTCCTTGATCTCGATTACGCTGTGAGGTACGCTGAAAAATAAGTCCCGGCGCGCCTTCGATTCCTGCGCTAGTTTGAAACTTCTGATCTCCGTACAGAGATGTATGAAGTTCTGTCTTCTTATCGGCTAAATTTACCGTCGGCGCTATTCTGATTGCCGTGGCATATTCTAAAATCTCCTGCCACTCATCAGCCATCATAATCTGTTGTGCTGCGAATGCTGCCGCTGCGACGGTATTAGTAGGTGCAATCACAGTCTGTGAAAGTGGATGCTGTGTCTGATAGCGCATGTAACAGTTATAAGTGTTATCAGGCATTGAAGCGAGATAGATTAGATTGTTATTTCTAGTCCAATACATTGGTAAGCCAGGAATGTTCAACAATACTTCAATCGAATCAGGACTACGAAACTTTAAGTCATAACCAGCATTGGTTGCAAGATTCGAGAGCGAGGGTACTGAGTAAGGATTATTGAAAATGAAAAACGAATTGACCTTACTTATATCCAACGGTGCTTCTGTTGGTTGTAAGAAGAAATTTGCTGCATAGTTATTCTGATATGCTGTCAAACTTACAATCGGACCAGTATCTTCCAACAGAGGATGTTTATAATCCGTTGTCAGCTCCAGCACCGACTTTCTGATAGCCTCCATCATCACAGTAGTAGCAATGGTGCGATTCATCATAAGTCCAGTAATTCCCGCGACACAATCACTAGCAAGAAAACTCATATAGACTCCTTAGAACACATACAACGTAGCGTTTGCTGTTGGGTCAGATGGTAAAAGTGTGATACTGTTTTCATCCGGTGCTACAGGTTGACAATGAGTGAGTTGCTTATCAGAACTTACGATGTGACAACCTATCGGTTGCCGCAGCAGTCCGTGGTTGATAACCAAATTACCAGAAGCGGGCCATGTGTAAGTATTGTCAGTACTACCAGTAGCGCCAACTCTAATAAGAACACCAGAGCCATTTCCTTTTTTAAACTCGTTATACTGTCCTGTTGAGTCCTTTGAAGTTGGAGTTCCCATGTCAACATTACCAGTAAGAACTTGATGTACAGACTGTAGCACTTGCCTGTGCTGCTCCGGCAATGTGTGTGCAAACGTATTAGGATCTTTTGGTAACATTATACTGGCCTCTGTTTCGGATCAAACGAGCCAAAAACTGCTATCTTCACAATATAGAGTTGCGATACTCCCGTATCAAGATATCGTGGTATAGTAATTGAGAGCTGCGGAGAATGTACCGTAAAAGCTCCCGAAGTAGTCGTTGAAGATGGAAACACCGGGAACTCTGTTGGCGTTGTCATATTTAGAGAATCTGCCGTGAGTACCAGAGAGCCAAAAGTTATGCCGTTAAAACTGAAGTTCAAAGTCGTAGCCTCGGTAATATTACCCATCAATGAAATATACAATCCATCAATCGTAATATCACGTCCGAAACTAATCTCTTCAACTGGAAAAGTCACAGTTGGAGCATTAGAATTAACTGATATACTGTCTGGTACTCTGTCAATAAAGCTACAAAAAGTAGGTGCTGTCACCCCTAAAATAGAGTTACCACCTTGTTGACTTTGTACTAGTTGATTAGAACCTTGTATATTTGCAGACTCACTCACATTTAAGTTCGCAAAAATTCCTAAGAAGGAACTAAAAACTATTTCATCAGATGAAGTAGTTACTGCAAGTTGTGTCCAGGTTTTATTCGAAGCATTAAATAAGAATAAGAAATGCTCTAATTGAAAGCAGAAGAGTACTATGATACCCTGACCAGTAAATATAGCACAAGAGCCAGCAGATAATAGAAGCGTCGTCGCAGCAAGCGTTCTAAAAAACAACGCTTTAATTTTTTGTCCGATGGAACTTATAGAATTTGAGATTTGATAAATATCTGAATTACCTACAAAAGCTCCTGTCTGATCGTACTGACAGATCAAAGTTGCAACTTGCGCTCCTTCTCCTTCATCACCGAGTCCAATATGAGAAAAGTTGAACGGGGATGAGGCATTTCCTGTAGCTGTGGCATAACTTACACCTTGCGAACGAATGATAAAAGCTGTACCACTCGTTACAATCAGGCCAGTGAGATAGTCTCCAATATCTGCAACTTGATCAAATCCCGCTCCTGAAACATTGTTATCAAGTCCCAGCGTTGCCCAGGTATCTAGGTCATCAGTAGCACTCCACAGAAACATCATATCTTGAGCCGTGTCCTGTACATTAGGAGGATCAATTTTACCAAGTCCGATGAGCGAGCCAGCAAACTTGCGAAGTACACGTACACCTTGTAGAGTCGTAGAGGTAGCAAGTGAGCCTGGACCACTATACTTGATAATCATTGGTCCAACATTACCAATGTAAAGAGTTCCACCTACAGAAACTATCGAAGCCTGAGAAGGAAGCGTTGTAATAAGTTGATTTCCACTTCCACCTGTACTACTTCCATCTGTAAGATGTGTAGCTGTTCTAACAGAGAAGTAGTAATACGAGGGACTTCCACCAGTAATAACAGATAAATCCTGTGCCGTAATTGTGTTTCCAAGCGAACCAGACCTGATTGAAGTCAGAGTTAGAGAACTTGCACTAACATTAACAGCCGCAGTCACATTCTGATCCGGTTGTGTACTCGCAGAGTCAGCCCCACCATTATTTATAGCATCTCTCATTGCATCAAGTACGATGAGAGGTGTAGTAGATACAGTATTTACTGGCGCCGGACCTACGATACCAACTAGATAATAGGTAGACAAAACAGGAGCATTAAGACCAGAAGTTTCGAGTCCTGTGCTTACAAGCTGTACACCTGTTATACCATCCGCTCCGACAGAAGTAATCTCAACCCATACGGTTGAGTTACCAGAACTATCCTCAGCGAGCGTATTTACATCATCAAAAGCCCAGCCAAGTCCGGTACTGGTAGTATGGGCAGAAGCGAGCATGTAAACTTCGCCAACATTATAACCTGTGCCAGCAGTATTAGAAGCTGTTGCTAGAGATAAGTTAGCAATGGCTACATCTGAAAAAGCGATTCTCGGTTCTTGAGTGAAAAGATTTATAAAAGTTCCACCTTGGTAAACCCCTGTCACAGAAAACGCCGCCCCAGAACTAGTATACGTTGGTGTAACACCGGAACTGCCATTTGATATGACAGTATACGTATTAGTCCCAAACGGTCCCACAATCTCCAAAATTACATCACTTGCACTTGTAGTTACTAAGATAGCCGTTGTTATGCTATAACCCCAACCTGCTGTAGAAAGAGCGACAGCATGATTTGCACCATTGATATAAGTAGTATTAAATGAATTAGGAACAATCGTAAGTCCTGTAATAGCTCCTGTACCAGCATTGATAGAAGATACTGTTACTTGTGCCGTCGCATTAGAACCTTGGACAAGCCAAAAAGTTTCACCTACTGCGTAATTGATACCACCAGCATTTATACTTACGGTGCTTACGATTCCAGGCAAGGTAAATTCAAAAGCGCCAGATTGTGCTGGACCTGAGATAGAGGTTATCGCTGTGACGTTAATAATAGCGCCAGAACCGGCAGTTCCTGAACTTGAGGCATCCAAGTTCATAGTAAGTGTAGCAAATGTACCAGTCTCTACGCTACTATAAAGTGTATTTGTAAGAGTATCATTCCAGAATTGCATTATATCCTCTGGATTCCAAGAAGTCATGTAAAATGTATAAGCTACTCCAGAAGATGAATTTCCTGTTGCAGGAATAAAAGCTGTTGTATAACCAAGAGCGTAGTTAAGAGTGCCATAAGTAGTATTGTAGAAATTTCCAAAGCCAATTAGTATTACTCCAGCAGTTCCACTCCACAAAGTGGGCACTGAGACAGGGTTTAACGATGCCGTAACAAGTTTATTATCTACAACAATAAACCCATCGCAATTAGCAAAGCACGCCGGATCAATATAAGCCGGCGGCGCAGACGTATCCACGCCGCCGAAGGGAGCTTCTTTTCCACCGTAGGTAATTTCAAGCCCTATATTACCATTCGATAGTTCTGTTGTTTGGATAGCGCCCATTATCTACTCCTACTTGGTTGCCAGAAACAAGTCAACTTCTCCAGTGAAGGTACCGCTAAACGTAAGCGGTCCAGAGAGCCAACCCATTTCGTAGAATGTCATCTGCGTGTCTACTCCAGACGAAGTGAAGGTATAAGCTCTACCTGCCTCGTCTGTAATGATGAACGTCTGTCCAGCAGCCGTCATACCAGTCCACGAACCGCCTTTGACTTTCACATTCGCCGCGCCAAAAGGAGTAGTTCCGCCAGTTGTGATCTTCCAGATACGCCCTGAGAAATCATTCGCCATCTCGGTACTCCTTTCTTAGTTAAAGTTATAGTGACAGTGGAATACGGCACCGTAGAAAATAGCAGAGCCGGCAGCTTGAGTAGTCAGGTTAAGGTTAAACAAGATCTCCGCATCTGCTGATGTAATCATCGCAGGAGTTGTGACCGGCACATTTGTTACATAAGGCTGTGCCTGTACTGCGGTTGGAAGTCCGTTAGCACCAAGGGCAATCAAGCTTGTAACCGCCGGTGCGGTATTATTTACAAACACTGTCTTTGTCAGTCCGACAGTGGCAGTTGTAAGAGCCGCGCCAGTGACAGTATAGATGACATCTATACTATCAATCTGCATACCCTTTGGAACCGGCCCACGTTGAAGATTTCCAAGCGTTGCCAAGCCAGCAGCAAGAATCGGCGGAATCCCTGCCAGTAGAGCCAATGGACCGCTAGTATTTGCTACAGTCGTAGGTCCAGCAACTCCTGCCGCAGTTCCAAACTGCTCTTGGTCATACGAAGACGCATACATACCAGTACGTAGCCAAGGTTCAACATTCGAGAACAATGTAGCAGCAAGTGAGGCCGCTAGCGTCTGGCTTGCAAGTCCAGCACCCTGCGTCGCATTCACAACATGTGCTGACGTGTCAATGAAATCATCGAAGCCTAGGAAAAACTGAAGGTCTGGATAGGACGTGTTTCCTTCAAACCTTCCTTCAGAAATACTCATAACATCTCCTTTTCCAGCGCCTTCGCGCTCTTAAACTAGGAAATCCTCTACTTCTTCGGCAAAGTCTGGATTACGAAGTTTTTCTACAGGTGCGAATTCTTCTTTTCCATCAGTGAGTACCTGCGCTATCTTAATATCTCTCTCACCAAGCAATCCCGGAGTACCGTCAGAATCTTGACACTTCGGACAAAGAAGAAGTCCACGTTCCCATTTCATTAGTGCGATCTTAGTCTTACTATCACACCGATCACAGTAATGCCATGCACCTGTAAGATGTGTGTGCCGTAATCCAGTCTGTGCGAAGAAGCTCATTTTGAATCCTCTGAGTAGTTAGGGGGCGGGAGCAGGAGCGCGCCCCCTTCCACTCTCCGTAACGATACTCTGTTACGAAACTTGACTACTTGCGAGTATCTCAGCAAACTTGTCTTGAGAAATCCCTAGGTTCTTAAGCGTCTCTCTTAACTGCTGAGTTTGTTTTTGTTTCTTGCTGTTTGCAAGTCTGTGTTGTCTTAGAACATCTGGGTCGATTTTTTGGCTTAACGGACCAAGTTTCAAACCCACATTGTTTGAATATTCCTGCAAAGTCTTACCTGTGTGAAAAATCTTATCTTTCATTTCCTGAATGAAATCCGCCGTAGTTTTGTTACTCTTGTGAGGACATTCTCCAAACTGTCCTTTAGCCCAGTTACAGTTGATACAGAGCAATTGATACTTATCTTTCGGCCAGCCTTCTCGTCTAGCATCAGAATAAATCTGTTCGTTGTTGTTAGACGTATACTGTGCTCTGTGTGCTGAGCCACCACCGTCTAAATGATCCAATGTTAGAAAATGTGGATTATCTTCCCCACAACACTGGCATTTCCAACCAAATACTTCAAGCATTTCAAGTTTGAGTTGCGCTCTGTATTTCCTGCCGTAACAAGCTTTGCAGACGTGTTTTCTGATACTTCCATCAGGATTTCTTTCAAACTTCTCAACTGATTTAGTTTCTTTGCAGTTCTCACAGTACTTGGTTTCCATTTTTGAAACCCTCCCAGAACAATGGTATCACCTATGGGGCATTTTGTCAAGGAGGGTTTTTTCGGGGCTAACCCCTTTGTTTTCAAGTACTTACGGCCCTTGAGTCCCCCATACCCCTTGCCAACGAGGACACCAGGCGGCCACTCTCATACGAGTCTTCTGCTTGATAGCATCAGTGTCGAAGTCATCATCAAACTCCGTTGTAGGAGCTTCACGATTGACCACTTGCAAGGCATGATCTGCTTTTTCTGCAACCAAGAACCAAGCAGACGGCGAGTTAAGCCAAGGAACTTCAAGATTCTTGTAATCCTCAGGCAACAGAGAATTGATCGTATTATCTCCTGTATAGGGCTTACCCGGAGAACCAAGAATCTCTCGAACCAAGAACCGAAGTTCAGGAGGAGTAATGAGATTCGCCCATTTGAGCCGAATCGGGAAGCCCATGTTATCTACCATGCGGGAAGCGTGGTTAGTAGCAAGTTGAAGACCTGCTACTGAAAAATCCACATCTACAGAAGGTCGGTTAGGATAAGTTCCCGGCGCAGAAATAACGCCAGCCAATCCTGGACCAATCGCTGTAGCCTGTGCGCCACCGAGCAGAGCATGAGCATTGTAGAAAAGAGGATTACCGTCGAATGTAGTAACCGAAGATGTAAATCCTTGATTGAGCACATTCCATGAAATCATCTCTTTGGTAAATGCCGCAGACCGTGCCAGCAACGTCGGACCCTTTTTCCCGACAAGGCCATACTTGTCATCGTCATACAGTTCCTTGGAAGTCCTAATACCAAGAGAGTACGTCAGAGGCTCGACTCTCTTAGAAGCTCCCTGCTTCATCTCTGTATAAGTAGTAGAAGCATTTTCAGGCTTTTCAAGTAGCACAGAGATGCCTGCCATCTCAAGCTCTTGTTCATACTCAGAGTCAGAATCTACCTCATGAAACACCTTAGGATAGTCTGACGATTTCAACTGATTGTCAAGGCAATCGAAGTAAATCTTCTTAAGCCCCGGCTGCATCAGCTGTGCGAATTTTGCTCTAACTTGAGGCATAGAAATCTCCTTCGATTAAGCTACTTGGATCGCTGCGGTTAGAAAGACGAAGTTGACAAGAGAATTGAGTCCCGGTCCCATTGGAAGACCGACGACCTGCACGATAGCAGAACCGCCAGTCTTACCACCGTCAACATACCAGTAACCATTGGCATCCTTGGTCATACCAAGAATAGCACCAACAGTAGCCTGTGTGGTAGTCCAATTAGCGGTCACAGTGCCAGTGGAGTTATCATACAGAGCCTGGAAGATATTATTCTGATTTGGCTCCATATACAGAGTACGTCCATCAGTAACCGGCGTACCAAGTGCCATATTCACACCCAAAGGCTGATTAACTACTGAGCCATAGGTTTGAATTGTGATGTTTCCTGTCACACCACCAAACGGCGCTACGGGAGCACCAAGACCTGCGCTACCAAGGTTAGCACCAAAGGACTCTGCTACTCCTAGAATCCCAGCCGTCACTGTAGTACCATCCCAGGCCTGCGCGAATCCTGTGCCATTCAACTGCACAGGAGTTCCTGACAAGAAGGTTTGTCCCGCTGCTTCGGGTTGAGAGCTGGTAAACGGCGTAGTACCCGCCTTCTCCAGCACTTGTAGAATCGGCAGATGTGTGGTAAGATTTGCCGCTGCCATATGCTCTCCTCATTTGCTGTTAGGGCGATGCCTGCTACACCGCGGGGTTTTTAGGTTAAGCTACTGGATCGTAGAATGAGCCTACTTCTGGATTCATAGGAACTTCCTGAAGATCGAAAGTACCTGCGACCCTCGCCGTCGGTGGTCTACGATTGTTTCCAAGTTGACGCTGTGAGAGTTCTAATCCTGCACGGCGCTTACCGTAAAGGATACGCTTGTGAACACGCAAAGCAACAACATCCACATAGCAGTAGTGCTTGTCTGAATCGAACACCAGAGGAAGTTTGAAACTAGGATGTACGTGTTCTGCTATCAGAAACTCGTACCCTTCCGCCATGAGCTGTCCGATCCTTCTCTGATCCTTCGAGGCCCATACAACCTCATACTCAGGATCTTTCAACTTGATATTCATATAATCAGGCACTTCGTGCTCAACTGTAGGGATATAAGTTGAAGTCTTGTACGCATCCTGCTCAGTCATGGTAGCCCAATTTGGCTCTTTTGGCTGCGCTGCTTCAATGCGCTCTTGCTTTCCTTTGGCGAGAACACGCTTGATAGCCTCTTCAAGCGCCGCCGCAGAAACACTAGAACCACTCAATGCTGCTGATATGTCTTTGTGACTAATCTCAGGCATAACCGATTCCTTCCTTATCTAAGATTTCAGCGTAAGCCTTCGGTGTAAACCCAAGATGCTTAGCAGCTCGTTTGACATTTTCATCTGCTTCCAGTGTAGCGAGACGATTTTTGTTATCGTCTGCTACAGCAGAACTACCAGCAGAACCTGAACTTGTTCCACGACCGCCTTCTGAGCTGGCAAAACGATTTTTGAGTTTACCTTCCACAAGTTCTGGTGTGTGCTTGCCCAAGATCGTATGGTAACAGTTCTCAACATTCTGCGCGTTGTTTCTAAACGCCGCTGGCTGATTTTCAAGAAGTGCATCAACTTCTTTCTTGATATCGCCAGAGTAATAAGGATACTTTTCAGCATCCTCGAAAACTTCACGCTTAATCCGATCCGCACGAAGCAACAACACTTCGTTTGTAACCGGCTGACTAGCAAGAGCAACAGCTTCTCTAGTCTTACCTTCGAGCATGAGAGACTCAATACGTTCCTCAAGCTCAGTCTGAGATTCAGTTGAGGTCTTCACCGCTGCTGCACGAGTAGCTGCTACGTCCTTAGCTGTCTGCGTTTCCACAAACTTGTTAATTCCCGCAAGCGACTCTAAAATCTGCGTCACCTTCGGAGTGAGATCAGCCGCCGCGTTAGCACCAGCTTCGATCTTAGTAGTCAACTCATCAGGAAGAGCGAACTCCTCAGCTCCATCTTCCTTGACCTTCTTTTGCCACGAGAACAGTGCCATTAAACTTCGCCTCCTTCTTGCGAGCGTCTCATCTTCAATGTCTGATCTTCTTGATGTTTTAGCTGCTCTTCGAGAGTTCTTAATCTCTGCGGCAACTCAAGAAGTATCTCAGTTACTCTTAACTGCGTACTAATTCTGGTTGATATCGCTTTCACAGTATCTGCACTTTCTTTAGTCGTATCATACCTCGCCCAAGAAAGCGCCTCCTCTTTGAGACTATTCAACAACTCCATCACCGGCTGGAACTCCTCCTTGAGCCATAGCTCCTGAAGGGCCACTCGGTATGGAATTAGATCCTCGATTTTGTTGATTTCCATTTCCTGCTCCTGCTTGCGACTGCATCTGCTGCATTGCGGCTTCGATAATCTTTGACACATCAGGTAGCAACGCATCTGGATTATCACGGTTAAAGTTACGCGCCAAGGTCATAGCTGATACTCTTGTCGCAAGAAGCATTTCTAAGTAATACTGTTTCAAATCTGGTGAAATGCCGGGAGAATTTATTGCTTGAATAATCTGTGCTTGACTCTGATAGTAACGATCAAACCTATCTGAGATAAGAATGTCGTTCTGTTTTTCAAGTTCTTTGTTAGCAGACGCCGAAGCTGGACGAAGACGTAGACCTAGTGTACCATCGCGATAGAGATCAAGCGCCTTCTTTAACTTCTCAGCATCACTGCCATATTTCTTGAGCTTTTCTCCAATACCAAAGTTTGAGTACATTGTAAGAAACTTACAACCTAACTTCACATGTGCTGAGCGCATGTCTCCAGTACGCAGGTTGTTTCTGTTATTCTGCTGCGCCATGACCATAGAAGTGCCGCTGGCACTGTAGATCCCACGCTTTGGATTTACAAGTCCACCACCTGTGCCACCAGAGGCCGGATCAACGCCAGTACGCTCCTTAGCTATAGCCATGTGAAACTGGTCTGGACCATCGCTGTAGCCCATGTCAGCGCCAGCTTTAATATGTTCAATTTCATCTTTACGACCCGGTAACACAATGCCAGGAAACACATCTAGCATAGAAGCAAGCTTAGATTCAGGATCAGCGCGCCATACACCCAGCATCGCCATGTTACGATTATTTGTACGCCAGTTATTATTATTCGACAATTCCTTCTGAATCATGTGAATCATCTCAGCAAAACCTGTACCAAGATAAGACTCATCATCGTAGGCTAATTTCATGTCCTGATATGGAAGCATGTTCTTAGGATAGTTATTAAAAGCTACCCACAGAATTTTCTCAGAATTCTTGTGATACTTAGCCTGGAAGGAATACTCTTTGCCGCTGAGATAGTATGTGAAGAACACTGTATAAATGTACCACCGTGCTGCACCAGTATCCACACCAGAGGAATCAATCGAAAACTGCTCATTGATCTCCCGTTCCATCTCTGTTTCTTGAACAGCGTCAGGATTACTGAGCAACTCCTCGATGTCCGACTGTTTGTAGTAAGGACTCTTCACTTTAAGATCTTGCACCGCCCACATATCAAGCGAATCAATATGTCCAAAGAGCTTCATATTCTCAAGCTTAGGCACTGAAGGATCAAAGATAAATCTGTTAAGCGGCAACAACTCAGGATGAGGACCATCACGCTTAGTAATGATGCGATCTTCTGAAACTACAGGTCCATCCTCTGCCGAGGTTCCACCAGATTTATACTCACGTACTACCTGCGTCTCGTACTCATAAGGCGTGTAGATAATTCCTGTACCATACTTAATCGCACTGTGAAATGCGCTCTGTTCTACTCTGTACAAATCAAGCTCATCTGGTGCATAAGCCATGTCCATTAAGAAATTTTGAACAACCTGTTTCAGCTCTTCCCCATCTTTCTTCGGCAATCCTCCACTCATTGTTGCTGCCCAGAGTGGATCATACATATAAATTCCACCCATAATGCGAGCAAGAAGTTCGTCTGAGGCAGTACCAATGATAGGAATCACCAAGTTCGCTGCGCCAGGCCAGGGCCAATCTGCCTCTTTATTTTTTGGGCGAGCCTTATATAACCGCACATATTCTGGCAACTTCTCAGTTCTAAAAGTCTGCAAACGTCGATCAAAATGTGCAACCTTGTCCTTGACAAAATTACAGATCTCATCGAAGTTGTCTTCTCCAATGAGCTTCGGCGTTACTTCAGTAGGCGGCTGGTATGGCATTAGAGAATTCCTGTGTTCGGTTGAGGATTAACTGGCTTAGACACTGTATCAATCTGACCAGTAGAATTCTGTGTTGTAAGCACTGGCATAGGCATTGTGGAACTGAAACTCTTGAAATCCGCTGTCAGCAAACTTAGAAACTTATATAAGAATGGATACCATACACCACCATTTGGTACAGGTAAAGCCTGTACCAAAGCCGAGGCGACAGAGTTTACAACATAGAACAAAAGAACTAACTGCAAAGTCACTGGAATGTTCATTTTGCCTCCTACGTTCTTGATCTGTCATAAGTTGCTTTTGCAGCAGCATAGCCTTCTTGGAAGGCTTTTAACGCTGTGATTGCAACAGAGTGTGAAGTAATGTCTCTGGCATGTTCTTCAAGTTGCTTGTCATGTTCTGTCAAGTGAACAGTATGATTATTCTGATTAGAATACAAAATACCAGCAAAAAAGATACAAGTGATAATACTTACGATTGTTGGTCCCCACGCTGCCCAGTCCATGTTTATTCTCCCCCTTACGCCACTGCTGCTGTCATACGTTTTACGAACTGTGCCCGTTGTTTAATCATGAATTCATCAACATGTTCCTGAGAAACTTTATCGAACTTCCAGATCTGTGGACCGTAGGATAGAACATCAAGTAAATCAATTAGACCCTTACGTTGACCATATTGTTCTGCTTCTTCTTTGAACTCTGCACAATTATTCGTATCCAACCAAAGTTCATGACGCTCTACGATTGGAATGAAATTCTCAATTCGCTCAGCCTTAGCACCAGCGTTCTGAGGAGTTTTGAGTGGAAGAAATTGAATCCCAATAAGTTCTGGATGTGAGTGCTTGTGCTCTTCGACAAAGTAATTCAGATGGTAAAGTAAATACTTCTGCGCTGCCACAGCTTCAACATAGACAACGCGAAGCTTCCACTTTACAGCAAGAAAGAAAATCTGTTTGACAAAATCATCTATAGGACAAGCCTTTGCCCACTGATCGAGCAGATATACTCTACGTGGGTCACGCTCTACACCAGTCACTGCGATAGCATGGCGGCACCGACCATCTTTGCCGGCCTCAGCTCCTAGATGTGAGCCACCGTGATTCGGATCTACTGTCATATACCGATCAAGATTCCGTGGGAAAACATCTTTTTCTACATCTCCAGCTGCTACATGATGCCGAATGACAATACGATACTGCTGAGGATGCGAGGTCTCAAAATACCTGCTGAGTGTCGGAGACTCTTTCGGAATCGCCAGCGCGCCAGTAACTTTCTCAAAATTAAAGTACCGAAAATCCGCCATGTTAAACTTAGCTTTAGACGGATCAATAGGATAGTTAAGAAACTGACAAGAAAAATGGTACGAACCTAGACGCTTCTTCCACCTGAGTAGCTTCTCTTTCGTGAATGCCTCTGGAAATATAGGGTTCCCAAAGGGATGGAGACTACAACACCCACCCAAAGCAGAGTGAGTAGTCCAGCTAAAATAAGGTTCTTCTTGTCGAATGTGTGAGTTAAGATCATCGTGGGACCACCTGTTTCCAACAACTATCTCGTCGAAATCTCTTCCTGGGTTATCTGGGTCTGAGTCAGTCGCACCCACAAGAATCTGGTGATAATCAATTGTATCAGCCATGACGACTGTAGATTTACGCGCCTCGCGGCCAACCAAATCATCCTGTACAACGACGTTGTAATGCCGTGATTGAAGCGCGGCTCCCACACCGATAAGATCAAATGTACCTTCTCCTTGACCGCGACCAGTGGAAGTTCTTCTTTGATGTAAGGATTCATTTGTCCACGTCTCCTTTGATGTAGGCATTATTTCAGGAAAAAGATGATTGAAGAATGAATTATTTTCGTAGTGATTCGAGATTCTGCTGCCCAACTTGATCGCATTGGTAATGGTCTCACTGACCAGCAGGATACGTATGTCTTGGCTGTGGGTTCTGTGCATCCACTCGATATAGAGATCAGAATAGCCAACATTCGTAAAGAAATCTTCTTCCCGTTTGCCAAAAGGTAAAGCACGCCAAATAGGAAAACACTCACTATAGACTGTGCTTTTGAAATGGTCACGTGGAATTTCGATGCCTTCTTTGAG